CTCTCAAATACCCCGAATTAAAAAATTGTTAGACCCCTTCCCAAAGGAGGAAAAAAGATATGAGAGAATCGAGCGAGAAAAACAAAGATTGGCGAATATCTCAAGAGTTCAGTCAACTTAAGAAACTATTAAAGGACATACCCAAAGATAAGTTCAAAGCAGCTGAGGGACTCATGCAACGCGCGGCCTTTATGCGCATCAATCTCGAGGAGCTGGAGAGGGATATCAACGAGAACGGCACGATGGAAATGTTCTCCCAGACCAAGGATGTCGAATATGAGAGAGAACGCCCAGCGACCCGCATCTACAACGCAACGGTGAAAAACTATCAAGCCATCTGCCGACAGCTGTTTGACATGCTCCCACAAGAGACTGCCAAGGTGGAAGCTGATGAACTCATGGGCTTTGTCAAAAGGGCAAAATGAACCATATCATCGAATACTGGCAGAAAATCGAATCAGGGGAAATCCAAGCTTGTCGCAGACTCAAACAGCAATACCAAAAAATCATAGACGAGATCAACCATCCACGTGACCCGTGGATTTTTGATATAGACAAGGCCAACCGTCCCATCGAGTTTATCGAAAGGTTTTGCAAGCACTCTAAGGGAAGATGGATTGGCAAGGGTGTCACCCTCGAACTCTTTCAAAAGGCCAATATGCAAGCGGTCTACGGATTCGTTCACAAGGACACAGGCTTCAGGCGCGCGCGCGAGGTGTTCACCCTGGTTGGCCGAAAGAATGGCAAATCGACGGAGAAAGCCGCCACGGGTCTGTATATGATGGTCGGCGATGGTGAGGGTGGAAGCGAGGCCTATGCGATTGCCACTAAAAAAGACCAAGCCAGAATCGTCTTTTCGGAAGCAGTCAACATGGTCAGCCAGTCGCCTGCGCTTTCCAAGCATGTAAAGAAACGAAAGACGGACATCTACTTTCCAGTGACCTTCTCAAAGTTTGAACCCTTGGCGAGTGATTCCAACTCACTAGACGGACTGAATGTCCACAACGGCATTATGGACGAGCTTCACGCGATCAAGGACCGTAACCTCTATGACGTGGTTAAGCAAGCCATGTCCGCGAGGGAGCAACCTCTACTCGACATGATCACCACCGCAGGGTTCGTGAGGGAGTGTATCTTTGACTCCATCTACGACTACGCCTGCAAAGTTTTGGACGGCGCCATAGAGGATGAACGCTTTATGAGTTTCATTTACGAACTCGATGAACGCTCCGAGTGGACAGACTTTCGGATGTGGGAGAAAGCTAACCCTGGACTCGGGACTATCAAATCATACGAGGAACTTGCGGCCAATGTGGAAAGGGCAAAGAATGACCCAGACTTTTTGCCAACCGTCTTAACAAAGGACTTCAATGTCAGGGACACTGTCGCGGGGACATGGTTAACCTTTGACGCCATCAACAACGAGGAGACCTTTGACATCGAAGACCTCCACAACACCTACGCCATCGGTGGAGTGGACTTATCAGCGACGACAGACTTGACTTGTGCCTCCTTAATCATCATGCGACCGAACGACGAAAAGAAATATGTCATTCAGCAATATTTCCTTCCGTCAGAGTTACTGGAGCAACGGGTCGTCGAGGACAAGATTCCTTACGACAAATGGCGCGACAGGGGTCTCCTGACTCTCTCCCAAGGCAACAAGGTCAACTATTCAGACGTCACCGACTGGTTCCTCAGAATGCTGAACGACCACTCCATCCACCCTCTCTACATCGGTTACGACCCGTGGAACTCATCCTACTGGGTGGACGAGATGAAGTCTAGAGGCTTCAGCATGCTGGAGGTTCGCCAAGGGGTCAAGAGCATGAGCCAACCCATGAAGGAGCTTGGAGCTGATTTAATGGCGAAAAAGATAAATTATAACAACAATCCGATACTCAAATGGAATTTAACCAACGTCTCGGTTAAGAGAGATGAAAATGACAATATTCGCCCAGTGAAGGGACAGAACCAGAGGCAGAGAATCGACGGGGCTGTCTCTTTGACTATCGCCTACGTGGTGCTATTTGAGAAAATGTCAGATTATCAAGCTTTGATATAGGGAGGTGATGACTTGGAAAGACGGTCACTTTATCAGATAATTTTCGGCCAGAAGCAACAAAAGCAACAAAACACTTATACTCAACTAAAAATGCTCCAAGGGTACCAGCCGACCTTTAGCACATGGTCAGGCTCCGCCTACGACTCCGATGTGGTGAGGGCGTGCGTGGATTCTATCGCTCGCCATGCAGCAAAACTGCGACCCAAGCACATCCGACGGATGAACGGGGAGATACAAGCGGTCAACTCGACCACGGTGAGACTGTTGCAGACGTCTCCGAACCCGTATATGAGTGCTTATGACTTTTTTTACAAGTTAGTGAGCCTCTTAATGGTCAAAAACAACGCTTTCGTCTATGTCGACTATGACCCGATGGGCAATCCCAAGGCCTTCTACCCCATCGACTATAGCCAAGTGGAGTTTCTGGAGCCAAGGACGGGCAAACCCGAGATCATCGCCAAGTTTCAATTTAACTCGGGTCAAACGTATGTTCTACCCTATACGGAACTCATCCATTTACGGAGATTCTACTTTGACAATGACCTATTCGGCTCGTCGAACGACAAAGCCATCAATCCAACCCTCGAACTCATCCAGACGTCAAACGAGGGGATTATCAACGCAGTCAAGCAGTCAGCGTTTCTGAGGGGCTTACTCAAATACACGAACATCCTCAAGGCTGAGGACATGAAAGCGGCCAAGGATAAGTTTGTGGAGGACTACTTAACCGTCACCAATCAAGGCGGGATCGCGGCGATTGACAACAAAGCGGACTATGTGGAACTCAAGAACGAACCCAAGATGGTGGACGCCAAGCAGATGGAATTAATAGACTCCAAAGTCTACCGATTTTTCGGGGTCAACGAAAAAATCGTCAAGTCGAATTTCTCGGAGGAGGAATTTGGCTCTTTTTATGAGAGCGTCATCGAGCCTCTGGCCATCCAGATGAGCCTTGCGTTCACCAATCAACTTTTCAGCAACCGAGAGCAAGGTTTCGGGAACGAAATCATCTTCGAGGGCAATCGACTGCAGTATGCAAGCAATCAAACGAAACTACAATTCTTAGCCATGGTGGATCGCGGGGCGATGACACCAAACGAATGGCGAGAGATTTTCAACTGGGCGCCCGTGGAAGGTGGAGACCAACCCGTGAGACGCCTAGATACCGCAACTATAGGAGGTGAACCGAATGGACAAGGAACGCAGACTGACAATGGAGATCAGGTCACTTGACATAGAGGATGAGCAAATGATTGTGGAGGGGTACGCACTGAAATTTGACTCTCCGACTGTCCTCTACGAAATCGACGGGGTTGAGTATTCAGAGGTCATCGAGCGGGGTGCGTTGGACAACGCAGACCTGACAGACGTGCCGTTCAAATACAACCACTCTGATCACGTCATGATCATGGCAAGAACTCGTAGCAAGACTTTGAGACTCGTGCCAGATGACCAAGGGCTGTTTATACAAGCCAACTTAGCGAAAACAACCGCGGGCAAGGACTTATATGAGCTGATCAAACGGGGAGACATCGACAAGATGTCTTTTGCTTTTACTGTCGGGGAAGATGCCTACGACAAAAAGACCAGAACCCGCAAAATCAGGGGAATCAAAAAATTATGGGATGTCGCGGCGGTTGAAACGCCCGCTTATGATACCACTTCTATTTCTGCAAGGAGTTTCTTCGAGGTGGAGGCCGAAAAGGAACGCAAAGCATCGGAGGATGCCCAATTGCGACGGAAGTTGCTTTTGAAAACTTATTTCTAGGAGGTTCAAAATGACAATCGAGCAAATAAAGGCAAGAAAACTAGAAATCCGCTCCATGCTTGAGCAAGACGATGCGGATTTGACTGCCCTTGAAGTGGAGCTGAGAGACCTTGAGGCTCAAGAGGAGAAAATCCAGAAGCGTGCGGCTTTGATTAGCGCGGTGGCTTCGGGAGAAGTTGAGACACGCAAAATTGACAAACCAGGAGATGACATTATGGACAAAGACATGGAAATTCGCAAAGCCTCTGAGCAACGCGGACGCGAGTTAATCGAAAAGCGTTCGGTGACTCTCTCGAACAACGTGATTCTGCCTCGTTATGACGCACCTGACCTGAAACCGACTTTCAACGAAGTATCGACTCTGCTTGACCGTGTAGGCGTGAGAGTCCTTTTAGGCGGCGAAACTTTCCGCCAGCCCTACATCACAGGCTATGGCGAAGGCGGTTACACAGCAGAAGAGGCCAACTACACTACTGCTGAGCCGACTTTTAACTATGCAACGATTAATAAAGCCAAAATCACCGCCTATGCAGAGGACACCGAGGAAGTCATCAAGTTGCCTCTAGCCAACTATGACGCAGAAGTCGTAAACGGCATCACCATCGCTCTTCGGAAGCGTATCACTCGCCAAATCTTGATCGGCGCAGGTACAACAAACACTTTCACTGGGATTTTCTCGGCCAACGCGACTGCAATCGACGCGGCAACTGACATCTCCGTCACTGACATCGACGAGACGACTCTTGATGAGATCATCTACTCCTACGGTGGCACTGAGGACGTTGAGGGGACTGCGGTGCTTATCCTCAACAAGTTGGACTTGAAGAAATTCGCCACTCTACGCACAAATGACGGCGAGAAAATCTACAACGTCACCAACAATGGCAACACTGGCACCATCGACGGAGTACCGTACATCATCAACAGTGAGTGCAAGGCGACTGCAACTGCGACAACTGGTCAGTATCTCATGGCTTACGGTTCGCTTTCGAACTACACCATGACAGTTTTCAGCCCAATCACAGTCGAGCGCTCCATGGACTATCAATTCAAAAATGGCAACATCGCTCACCGCGGGTCCATCTTCGCAGGCGGCAACGTCACAGCTAAAAACGGCTTCTTGCGCGTAAAACGAGCTTAATTTAGGGGAGCTTCGGCTCCCTATTTTCATGGAGGTGGCAAAATGGTCAGAATCGGCATACAAGCTAAAAACACATTCTTAAAATCCGACGGTCTCTCTGACGTTGATCGCGGCTACATCGCTCATATCGAAGTCCCTGCGGCGGCGGCTGTTGTCGCCAATACCACAGCAGTCCTTGCGGCAGTCACATCGACAGCGTTGACGCAAGTCATCACCACAGGCATCACAAACCCTGCTTATGCTCGCAACATCACAGCCACAGCAGGCGGCACAGCTGGTGACATCAAAGCGATTCAGGTCATCATCGAGGGTACGAACATGGACAACGAAACTATCACTGAAACCTTGCCAGCGTTTACGGTCGATACCGCAGGGACTGTTGCAGGCGCGAAAGCATTCCGCACCGTCACTAAAGTGACTATCCCAGCGCACGATGGCACAGGAGCGACGACGGCGATTGGATTCGGGGAAGTGCTTGGCATCCCTTATAAACTGCCTCACAACACGGTTCTGTTGGCTTACCACAACAACGCTCGCGAGGGGACTCTGCCAACAGTGGCAACATCGGCAACCGTACTCGAGAGCAACACGTTTGACCTTAACACAGCTTTAAATGGGTCGAAGGTAGACGTCTACCTGGTGGTCTAGTATGACTTTTCTCGCTGACGTCAAAAAAGTCTTACGAATCTCCTCCTCGGCCTTTGATACAGAGATTTCGAACCTCATCTCAGCTGCCCAAGAGGACTTGAAAATATTCTCGATTGTCCCAGAAAAGGTCGTGGACACTGACCCACTTGTGAGAAACGCCATCATCACCTACGTCAAAGCTCAGTTCGGCTGGGACAACCCTGACGCAGAGAAGCTCATGACCAGTTATGAGTCCCAGAAGTCTGCTCTCGCTCTAGTCAGGAAGTACAACGGGTACACCATCACCTTTTCAGTGACGTCCTCTGGGGCTTTGGCGGATGCGACGGTGGAGTTTCAGGGGCAAAAGAAAATCACCAACGCTAGTGGGCAGGCTGTGTTCCTCGGAGTGCAACCTAATCAAAACCAGAAGTATGTCGTGACCAAAGAAAACTACACGACCGTAACGGGTGAGGTTGATGTGTCTGTAGATGCAACCGTCAACGTGGCAATGGTGGTGGTTTAATGCTTTGGAGAGACGTTGTAGACCTGATCACGACTGTCCAGACTCAGAACTCCTTCGGCGAGTACGTTGACGGCACTCCTGCCAAAAGGACAGTGTTCGCGAACAAAAAGTCGATAAGACAGAGTGAGTTTTACCAAGCCCACGCCCAAGGGATTCGTCCTGAGGTCATGTTTGAGGTGAGGGTGATTGACTACGCTGACGAGACTCGGCTTGAGTATGACTCAAAACTGTATTACATCGTCCGCACCTACTCTAAAAATGATGAAATCGTTGAGCTCATCTGCTCACGGCATCCGATGGGGTGATGACATGGCTAGAAAAGCTTACGTAGAAATCCGCGGACTCGACGAACTCATAAAATCCATCAAGGAGCTCGGCAAAGCTCCTGGTGTCACTCCTGCGGCACGAAAAGGTATGACCATCGCCTACAATGCCGCTGTATCGAAAGCTCCTGAGGACACGGGGAACCTTAAAAAAGGCATCATCATGAAAAAGGAACGTGGCCGACGGGGCAAAGCGGTGTATCAGGTGACGATGGATTCGAGCATGAACGATGTTTTTGTGAAAGTCTCCAGTAACGGAAAACGGAGTTACTACCCTGCGGCGCAGGAATACGGCTTTATCACGCGTGGGGGCGAGTACAAGAGCGGGCGGTATTTTATGCGAGATGCCCTCCAAGATAATCAAGCCAAAATCGAGAAGACCATCATCGACTCGATGTGGAAATCGATAGACAGAGCCATGAGGTGAGTCCATGACATTTGAAGAGGCCTTACGTAACGAGGTGAGTTCAGTTTCTGGACTCGCCTCTAAAGTTTTCCCGCTCCTCGCACGGAGTCAGAATCAATCCCTTTTAGCGGCTCCTTATGTGGCTTATGTGTCCACAGAGGGCTTGCAAGAGAAGTCCCTAGAGGGCTATGAGGCCTCAAAAAGAGTCTCGTGCGAAATCCACGTGGTGCAGACAAGTTATACGGGGATGAAGTCCCTCACGAAACTGGTGATGGCGAAGATACTGACGTTTCAAAGCCGAGTCATCGGCACAGGTGGACCTTTCATCCAAAACGTGACTTATCAGGAACCCGTGGAGCTTTATGACGATGAACCGAAGTTATATCGGTGCGTCATCCAATACGAATTTTATTTTTAGGAGGTTAAACAATGGCGAAGCACGCATTCGGCACTCGTTTAAAAATCGGTGCCAATCACATCGCAGGGTTAACGTCAGTTTCGGGCATCGACCTGACGGCTGACACGATCGACGTAACGACATTAGAGTCTGCTGACACGTATCGCGAATTTATTCAAGGGATGCGCGACGGCGGCGAAGTCTCCATCTCGGGATTCTTCGAGCCAAGCGACACCAACGGGCAAAATCAAATCTACACACTTTTCAACTCGGGCGCAGTCACGTCGTTCTCCATCCTCTTTCCTTCGACTCTTGGAGCGGAGTGGACGTTTAGCGGCATCGTGACCCAAGCCACCACCAACGCAGAAATGGAAGAGGCGGCAACATTCGAAGCCACAATCAAGGTCACAGGCAAGCCATCCCTCGGGTTAACGGCTTCCGCAGGGCTTTCCGCTCTCGCGCTTACAGGCACAGGTGGGAGCTTGTCGCCAACGTTCTCAGCATCCGTGTTCTACTACACCTACGGGGGCGTCTCGGCGACATCCGTCACAGTCACCGCGACCGCGGCATCGCACACGATTCAACTTTATGTGGACGGGGTGTTTTCGCAAAACCTCACCACAGCGGTTGCGTCCAACTCAATCAGCTTGACGCTGAACGTGGGTAAAAAATTGACTATCGTCGCTTTTGAAGCAGGCAAGACGTCAAAGACTACTGAAATTATTGTTGTGAAGACGAGTTAACACGGAGCCAGAGGCAACTCTGGCTTTTATTTTTAGGGAGGGACTATGTACACACCTATCCAATTGGACAAGATACGCAACCTAAGATACGGCATGAAAGCCATATCACAGTTTGAGAAAATCCTAGGAAAAAACCTCGCCAAAATCGACATGGAGAATCTCACCATGGAGGAGCAAGCGGTCATCATCTGGGCTGGCTTAGTCCATGAGGACTCATCGTTGACTCCCGACAGAGTCATGGAACTCATCGACGAACACTCTGACATCCAGACAGCACTCGAAACGATGGGGAAAGCATTCGAGTCAGCATTCGGCAAAAAGGAAAAAAACGCACAGAGGGTAGCGAGTTCGAGTTAGAAAATGCACTTCGGACTGCTGCCCAGATTGGCTTATCGATATTAGAGTTTTGGCAACTTACACCGTTTGAGTTTTCGGTATTGGTCGAGGCGTACGTTGAAAACGAAAAGAAGCATCACGACATGATGGTGACTCAATCGTACCTCACGGCCTACCTCCACAGGGTGAAAAAGATGCCCAAGCTCCAAAGCATGCTCATTCAGAAACCAAAGGAGCAGTCTCCTGAGGAGATGCTACAGAAAATCAAAGCCCTCAATGCCCAAATGGGCGGGGACGTATACTAGGGGGTGAAACATGGTCACAAAGAACCTTCTCGTCCGTGGTGGCGCGGACTTTTCAAGCCTCACAAAGTCACTTAAAAAAGTTAACAAAGACTTAGACGGATTCGGCCAAACAACGCGCAGATCACTGTCTGGAGCCAATCAGAACATCCGAACAACTCAAAAGCGGATGCAGAGTTTTGGAGCTGAGTCCAAAGATGTTTTCAAAAATATGCTTAGCCAAAAAGGCATCCCAGCCATTGGCAACGCATTGCAAGGGTTAACCCGCTCCATCCCAGTGGTTGGCTCGCTCACGGCAGGCCTTGCGGGTATGGGCGGAGCATTAGGTGGAGTTTCTGCGGCTCTCGGACCCGTCGGAGTAGCGATCGCGGCTGTCACTGTGGCAATAGGCGCAGGAGTCGCCATCATTGGAGCGGCCTCACAACAAGCGGTGCGGTACGAGTCGTCAATCAATCGATTGAGTCTAGCTCTTGGAGCAGGGACTCAGGCCTATTTAGACTGGGGCAAGGCTCAAGGACGAGCGTTGGGACTCAGTGAGCAAGCGGTGGCCGACATCGGAGCGACTCAAGGGATGCTTTTATCATCATTCATCCCTGACAAGCGACAACTGTCCCAAGCGACGCAAGAGATGGTGAAAGCCATCACGGTCATTGCCTCCAACTCAGGTCGGAACGTGCAAGACGTTGCGGAAAGAATCCGCTCAGGGATGTTGGGTTCAACCGAGGCGATTGAGGACCTTGGGATTTATATCAATATCTCCATGATTGAGTCTACCAATGCCTTTCGAAGGTTTGCTGGCGACAAAAGTTGGGCGCAACTCGATTTCCAGACACAACAACTCATCAGACAACAAGCAATTATTGAGCAAGCGGCCGCTCGATACGGCAACGAACTCGCTGGCAACACGTCAAGCGCACAGGCTCGACTTGTAGCGGGACTACAAGACATTCAACTCAATCTTTCGCGAGCTTTTAAGCCCATCTGGGACGAGATTTTGCCTGCTTTGGAAAGTCTTGTGAATGGGTTGGTCACAGTCACTGAAAATATCGCTCGCTTCGTCCATTGGATGAAAGGCATTCCTTACAATCCGACGATTCGCAACACGGAAGAAACGAGTCAAGCGGTGGGAGACTTGGCCGAAGGCTATGACGACGTCACGAAAGCGGTAAAAAAGGCCACTTTAGGGGTGGCGGGGTTTGATGAGGTTAATCAGTTAAACTGGCAAAGCGGCTCAGAATCGACAGCAACAAGTGGAGCCAAGGGGACAGGCTTGTCTTCGGCAAATCCATTTCCCGCTATCGACAAAAGCCTTCAAGAGCCTATTCAAATCCCTGGGATTGTGTTTGGTCCTCCCACTCCTCCAGATATGGGGATGGGCCCGCCAGCGGCATTGGCCATGCAAATTGTCAACTCACTCCCACCAGGCTTAGCAATTCCGCTTGGTCTCGTCACAGGTCAGTGGACAACGATGCTCAACGGACTCATGTCGTCACTATCTTCTGCAAAAACATCGATCGACGAAAAGTGGGATGGGTTAAAAACCAAAATTTCATCCATCAACACCAGCACGACAGGAGCTAGCTCCGCTTGGTCGCTGATGCTCAGCAGTATGCTAGGTGCGCTGAATGGTTTTAAACCTCTGATTGAGACGTCGTGGGACGGTTTAAAAACAAGTGTAAACTCAATTAAAACGACTTTTAACAGTGTCAAAACGTCTTGGAGCCAGACTTTAACCGATATGCTTAACACAATTAAATCTAAAGCATCTAGCATCATCACAGAAATTGGCAAAATGGCTTCATCGTTTGCCGATATGGTCAAAGACTTTGCCAAACCCATCACAATTCCAGCTCCAAAAGTGACGGAACCCAAATCGTCGACGTCGCCAAGCTACGGCCAGTTTATGACCAACGCAATAAAGCAAACTTTTGACCCGAAAACACTTGGCGAAGGCTTTGCCAAGATTTTTTCTGCAGAAAATATGAAAAATATGCAAGCGGGCGCATCACAATGGGTTGAAGAAAATAAAATTCCGCTTGCTGTTATGTCAACTTTAGCCCCTTTCGCAAGAGTGGGCGGAGCTGTAGCAAAAGCGGCGGGTCCTGTTATCAACGCAGTCAAAAATGCATTTGGTGGTCTCGGCAAGGCTGTCCCAGCTTTTGCCACGGGTGGCATCGTCGGAGCCAACTCTCCCATGCTCGCGATGGTGGGCGACAACCGCACTCAAAAGGAAGCCATCGCACCAGTGGATGACCTCATGACGATGATCTCCTCTGCTGTCTTAGCGGCAATGAACACGCAAGGCAACCGCACAGGGGACATCGTCTTAAACATCGACGGAGTCAGTTTTGCGAGGGTGACAAACCCGTATCAAGCCAAGGAAGCCACCAGAATCGGCGCAAACATGATCACAGTCAGTTAGGAGGAGTATTATGGCAATCATCACAATAGGCTCCACAGTCTTGCCGTCTCCCTCTGACTGGACGGTGGGAGTCATGGACATCTCAAAAGCGGAGCGGAACGCCTCAGGGACGATGATTATCGAGAGGGTGACCACCAAGCGGAAGATCGAGCTGTCGTGGAAGTTTCTGTCTGCGGCGAATCTCTCGACTGTTCTCAATGCAGTCGCTCCCGTGTCATTCTCGGTGACCTACCCTGACCCTGTGACAAATTCTAATCTCACAAAGACCTTTTACTGTGGCGACAGGTCAGTGGGGATGATTGACTATCAAGGCGGGGTCGCGCGGTACAAAGACGTCAAATTTAACTTGGTGGAGTTCTAGTGTATCCCACATCGACCCTTTACAAAACGGCAGTCTACGCCACAGCAAGGACTGTCGCTGGTAAAGTTACTTTCGCGATCGTGGACACCACAGCAATAGGGGACATCTCCAGCATCACCGTGACGACGCAAGCGGCGATCTCGGATAAAGACCAAGTGGCCAACGGGGTGAGGGACATCACCTATAATCTAATTACATGGGAGACAGATCGGTTCAAACTCGATGGGTCGTTCTCTTTCCCAGATTCAACGGTAGCCAATAACGGCGAGGTGGGCTACATCTCGAATGAGCTTAGCAACGCGTCTCGGCAATATTCGGTCAATCCCACCATCACGATACTGTTCACAGGCAACCACTCCTCCGCAGGTCTCTCCGTGGAGTTTGACGAGGTCAACAACGAATACGCAGAGGACTTTATAATCAGGACTTACAACTCCTCCAACGTGCTTTTGAACACGGTTACTGTCACCGCCAACACCAAGGCACTCTACACCTACATCGGCAATCTCAACAATTACCGCAAGGTAGAGGTGGAGATACAAAAGTGGAGCAAGGTTGACCGTCGGGCAAGGGTACTTGAGATTGACTTCGGCGTGATTCAAGTTTACACCGACGATTCTCTCATCAGGATGAGTCTCGTCGAGGATATGGACTTGATCACAGGGACGCTCCCGTCACCAGAGTTCAAATTCACCGTGGACAACTCGGCCAAACTGTTCAACATTCTGAATCCCACAGGGTTCTACGCCTATCTCCAAGAGCGTCAACCCATCACCGCACAGCTTGGCGTCGACATCGGCGGGGGATTCTTCGAGTGGGTACCTTTAGGAGAGTTTCTCCTCTTGGAGTGGGTATCCGACGAGGGGACGCTGACGGCATCGTTTACCGCAAGGACCAATTTAGACCTAATGGCCAACTTTGACTATGAGCGACTCACGACTAACAGCCAAAGCCTATACAACTTGGCCGTGTCGCTCTTTACAACGTGCGGCATCACCAACTACTCGATTGACACCGCACTCCAAAGCATCACCACCAACAGCATGGCCAAGAAAACGACTTGCCGAAACGCTCTCCAGATGGTGGCAATCGCAGGAGAGGCTAACATTTTCGTCTCCCGTGACAACACAATCACACTTAAGCAGCTCACTCTCGGGACGGCAGATGACAGGATAGACTTTGACAACACCTATCAAGAGCCAGAGATTACTTTAGACCCCATCGTCAAGCAAGTGGACGTGACTTACTGGACTGACCTTTCGACCTCGGCGGTCTCTACGGTGCTATCCTCCGCTACGGTGGGAGAGGTTCTCAAGCTCGAAAACAACACTTTCATTAACAACGCCACGCGAGGGACTGCGGTCGCGAACTGGATACTTGCCCAAAAAGGGAATCGTGCCAAGTATCGCATCAACTGGCGCGGGAACCCTGCTCAGGAGCTGGCGGACGTCATCGACATCGAGAACGCCTACACCACCGACAAAAAAGGCTACATCACCAAAAACGACATAAGGTATGAAGGTTTCCTTTCCTCCGTCACCGAAGCCAAGGGGGCGATCTAATGGTCACCTATAGCAAAACCATTTCAGGCACGACCTACACGATAGATGTTAAAACGAATTGGGTGTCAACTGACGCTATAAATTTCGCTGACTTTAACCGACTAGAGGACAACATCATCATTCTTCGCAATTTTATCATCGCGATATCGTATACTATCCCGTCAATTACGACGGAGACGGGCAGGACAAAGGCTTTCTTGGAGTATTTCTCATCCATCAATCGTATCGAGTCTAACTTACAAACCATTCGCAACAACTCCTTTACGCCTTCAGGCTACGGGGGTTCAGTGACATGGTCACTCGGCCTAGGATTCGACTTTGCCCAAGCGAACCGCCTTGAAAACAACGTCTTAAGCCTCTTTCTCGCGGGCGGGAATATTGTCGACAGTTTTGTTTACGCGGGACAGGTCAACGCTGGCTACTCTCGCGGCGACATCGCACTAGTATAGGAGGTTAATATGGCATACTCAAAAACCACATGGGTGGACAGGCTCGTTCAGTTCCCAGGGAGATTCACCAAGTCCAACGAGACCTCGGGGAGTGTCACATTGGCCGCAGACCCTGGGACAGTGACCAACGCAGGAACGGCACTCTCAGCAACAAACTTAAACAAAATGGAAAATGGCATCGAGGCGGCTAATGCTTACTCAGTCGTCTATGCTTATCGAAACTATGGAGGTGCTTTATGACCGCGAACACGCAACCTATTTTTCCCTTAATTCCCAAGGTGTCTTGGGGAACCGTTACAACCGCCAATACCGCAAAGGATGGCACAGGCACCGTCGTCACCGTCTTTACGGCAGGAGCTGACGGGTCACGGATTGACCAAATCAAGGTTCGCGCACTCGGTACCAACGTTGCCACTGTCATAAGATTTTTCGTCAACAATGGCTCGACGAACGCAACCGCGGCCAACAACTCTCTGGTACACGATACCACGATCGCGGCCACGACCAACTCCGAGACGGCGGCACTGGTGGACAATAATATCTTACTAACAATCAACACAACCGAAACCGTCCCACCGATTCCGTATCTACCCGCGGGTTACAAGATTAATGTCACCATAGGCACAACCGTCGCGGCTGGTCTCCAGATCACCGTCTGGGGAGCGGATTATTAATGTCTTTTAACGACGGGATAATCCAAAAGCCAAATATCCTCGACAAACAAAAAAAGAAAAAATACGCCAGCTTTAGCCCTTTATTCCGACCTCGCCAACCAAAGGAAGCTCTAGAAATCGAAGTGGAGTATCTCGTCATCGCTGGCGGTGGTGGAGGTGGTGGAGCAGGTGGCTCTTCCAACGCATCAGGAGGCGGAGGAGCTGGGGGTTATCGCTCCTCGGTCACAGGCGAAAACTCTGGTGGCGGCGCGTCTGCCGAAACCAAAGTCAAATGGAAGTTTGCCCAAAGCTACACCGTCACAGTCGGCGGCGGAGGGTCTGGAGGCACATCCACCAACCGCGGCACTGACGGAACTGGCTCCACTTTCACTGTCACCTCAACAGGAGGGGGCGGTGGCTCAAGTCCATTTAGCGGCCAACCCGCTCAAACAGGAGGCTCGGGTGGTGGTGGAGGCTCCTCTACAGGCACCGCGGGAGCTTCGGGAACCACGAATCAAGGTTTCGCAGGAGGCAACGGCGGAGCCAACGGAGTCACTGGCGGCGGTGGTGGAGCTTCGGCAGTTGGAGTCAACGGAGACGCAGGAGCGGCGAGAAAAAGCGGAAACGGTGGCGGAGGGGTCTCTTCATCCATCACAGGCTCAAGCACAGCAAGGGCTGGTGGCGGAGGTGGCGGTCAAGGCTCACTCGCTTTTGCCATCGGCTCAGGTGGCACTGGTGGCGGAGGGAATGGCGGACTATCAGGGACAGCAGGCGCGGCAGGGACAGTCAACACAGGTAGCGGCGGCGGTGGCGGAGGCAATGGTTCGGTAGGTGGCAACGGTGGCTCTGGCGTGGTCATCCTCAGATACAACGCGGCTTATCCAGACTTAAAATCCATCGGAGCAGGACTAACATTTTCCTTGACCACTAGCGGAGGCTTCAAAATCTACACTTTTACGGCAGGTACCGACTCCATTACGATATGAGGTGACACTATGGCACATTATGCGTTTATAGACGATGACTCAATCGTCACGGAAGTCATCGTCGGCAAAGACGAAGGCGAGGATGGCATCGATTGGGAGGCTTACTACGGCGATTTCCGCGGGCAAGTCTGCAAGCGGACATCGTACAACACTCGCGCAGGAACTCACATCTCAGGAGGCGAACCGTTTCGCAAAAACTACGCAGGGATAGGGTACACCTACGACCCTGTGAGAGATGCATTTATCCCTCCGCGACCTGACGGAGAGGGATGGATATTAGACGAACAATCATGCCTATGGGACTGGGAGGAAGTCACATGAAAATTGCAGTTAACAGCGTCGGAGGAGCAGTCGGCGTCATCATCGGCTTGATAGGGGAGTGGACGCCAATGTTATCTCTATTTTTCACCGTTTTGGTCATCGACTATGTTTCTGGCGTGATGGCTGCGGTCATCGAAAAGAAACTTTCAAGCTCCGTCGGCTTAAAGGGACTTATGAAAAAATTTGCGATGGTGCTTATCGTGGTGCTCGCGCATCAATTAGACCAATATGCAGGGACTCATCTGATACAAAGCGGCGTGATTATGTTTTTTATCGTCAACGAGCTCATCAGCATCACCGAAAACTATGGCAGAATTGGCTTACCCTTGCCGCCACAAATCAAAAACGCCATCGCCATGTTGAGGGAAAAGAAATGAGCTACATCGTGGACCACATCCCGAAAACGACCGCGAACAATCGACGACCCGCCATAGCGATGACGGCTGAGACCATCACGATACACAACACAGGCAACCCTCGCTCCACAGCACGAGCAGAGCGGAACTGGCTCGTGAGTCCGCAGAACTCCCGTCAAGCCTCGTACCACATCGTCATCGACGACAAGGAGACGATAGAGTGCCTTCCACTCAATGAGGTGGCATGGCATGCAGGGGATGGCAGGGGAAATGGCAACATGAAAAGTATCGGAATCGAGATATGCGAGTCGGGGGACTATGCAAAAACTCTCGAAAGAGCTGTGGAACTCGTCGCCAAGATGCTCAAGGATTGGGGCTGGAAGACGGATCGGCTCCGCAGGCACTGGGACTGGTCAAAAAAAATCTGTCCTCGACTCATGTATGACAATGGAACGTGGAAAGGGTGGACTGATTTTATGAGCAAGGTGGAAAATAAACTGAACCCTCTCGCTGATCTCTCCCACTGGGCAAAGGATGCGTGGCTGTGGGCAATCAAAGAGGGTCTCATCGACGGCAAGGACCCCAAGGGAATCATCACCAGGGAACAACTGATAACGATATTGTATCGAATGAAAAACCGCCCCTAGAGGCTGCTTTTTTTGTTTTGATTATTTTTAATTTGTGATTATAATTAACCTTGCCTCGGCGGAAAGCATCCGTCGGGGTTTATTTGTCATATAAATAATTAACCATCATATACTACCTACATCACACCCAAAGCCCATAAAGGCTCGGGTACATCACATCTAGGGGTGATCTCATGATCGTAGGCTTAGACATCGGCCGCTCAAGCGTCAAAGTGTTCACAGGCGACAAAATGGAGCATTTTCCCTCTTTCCTCGGCGAGTGGCGAAAACGAAAACTCTCCTCTGAACACAAGGATGACATTGAGGTGGAGTTTCAAGGCGAGAAGTACTTCGCGGGTGCGTTGGCTCAAAACGAATCAGAGTTTGCCAGAAGTATGATGACAGAAGAAAAGGCTCACTCCGACACTCTCCTGCTCGCCTTGATCGCGCTTCACCGCGTGACCACGGAGGCGAACATCATCACAGGGTTACCCGTCTATCTCCATGACACGGAGCGGAAAAACGCACTCAAGCAACTCTTGAGAGGCAATGGAAAGTGGGAAATCACGGTCAACGGAGTCAAAAAGACCATCTCCGTCCCGCGGATTGAAGTGGCGGTAGAAGGTGGCGCGGCGTTCTGGTCCTCTCCACGGGATGGACTGGTCAGAGTCATCGACGCGGGTAGTCGCACCGTGAACTATGTGACCCTCAAAGACAAAAGATACGTCGATCGGGACTCCGGGACGCTCCCTTTCGGCTTCGGGACTACTATCTCAGGCGACCTCCGTCAAATGGCCGCTCGTATCGCAGGCGAACTCGGGAGAAAATGGAGAGAGACGGATGCCGTCCTAGTCGCTGGGGGTAGGGCGGAGGAACTGGCAAAGGAGTTGAAGCAATATTTCCCACAGACTGAGTGCTTCGTGAACCCACTTTTTGCCAACGCCATCGGCTACTACCGAATAGGACGGAAACTCCTATGAAAAACTTCAAACGCATGCACATCGTTTTTAACCTCGACAATCCGCACCAGAGAGAGCTGTTCGAATGGTGCATGTCGCAGTCAACCAACTTCTCAGGCTTCGCCAGATCAGTCCTTTTCGCCTACAAAGAACGCACTCCCTCCGCTCCAGTCATCACCCACTCTTCCGACGACTCTTCCGCGATGGCTGACCTACTCTAATCCGACCGATATTCCGACGCGGCATTCGTCTCGGACACGAAAAACCCACTTATACCAACACTTTCACCCATTTTTCTCCCTTCCGACCAAGGCAAACTATCCTTAAAAGGATATCTAAAATGGAGGTGGCGCATGCTACTTGAAATCATCGGCTCATTAGGCGCGGCTGGACTGCTCACATACACTCTCGTTGAGCAGAATGCCTCCCTCACCGACGCAGGCAAGATTCAGAGGGTGGCCAACAACTGCGGACTCACCATTTCGGAGAAGGGTCGCAAGCAAACGATTCATCTCCTGCGGAAAAGTCGCCATGCGTGGGGGAGCGAATACGTCTACCGCATCCCTCTTGGACTCTCGTTTGATGATGTCCAGCGCAAAAAGTCCCACATTGAAGATGGGCTTAACCACAAGAGAGGAGTCTTGGACTTAACCTTGGATGATTTCCTCTCCCTCGACCTGAAGCAAGACCTCCTGACGCAGATCAGGAAGCTCCTGACGTCCACCAAACACAAAAAAGAGATTGTGATGGAGTACGACGGCACCTTGAAAATCAAAGTTTACCACGACCCGATGCCCGAGCGAGTCAATTTTCACTCTGGCAGAGACTGGAAAGTGTGCGTCGGGGTCTCCAGAGAGGGACTCGTGTATCACGACTTCGAAACCATCCCTCACATGGTAGTCGCGGGCATGACTAGATACGGGAAATCAGTGTTTTTGAAGAACATCATCACCAGTCTCATCGCTCAACCCGTCACCTTTACCCTTGTAGACCTTAAAGGTGGCCTCGCGTTTAACCGTTTCTTAAGCGTCTCCAAGGTGGAAACGGTAGCATCCGACGTATCCGAAACACTGACGGCTCTGAGGGGCATTTCTGACGCTCTGAAAGCCAAGCAGAAAGAGTTGCTCAAGATGAAAAAAGAGGACGTGAAAGAGTCTAGCGACCGCACGAGACACTTCATCGTCATCGACGAGGGCGCGGAAATCGCGTCACAGGGCGAAACTAATGCGGAAAGAAAGAAAATGAAAATTGAATGCGAGCAAATCCTTGGAGAGATTGCGAGAATCGGCGGGGCGTTGGGGTATCGGCTTATATTTGCGACTCAGTATCCGACCGCGGACACTCTGCCCCGTCAGGTCAAACAGAACGCCGATGCGAGACTGTGCTTCCGCTTACCCACAGAAACTGCCTCAAGGGTGGTGCTAGACGACTCTGGAGCGGAGACGCTTCCTTTAATAAAGGGTAGAGCCATCTACCGAACTGACCGTGTCACCATCGTGCAGACGCCATACGTCGAAAACAACTATATAGATGAGGCGATACGACCTTACATCACAATCAAGCCTCGGAAGGAGGAGTATGAGAAACCACGAGAGAGACGAAATGATACTCTCATCATTGAAGAAACTTGACTATCTATCACGGAGTCAGCTCCAGAAGCTCCATAGTCTCGGAGGCGAACGGAACGCACGTAGGGTCATGGCGTCGCTAGGGGACTATCTATCGAGCTTCCGCGGCGACAATGGGGAGAGCATCTACTATTTGACCAAGGCTGGCCGTGAGCGAGTGGGGGCGGATAAAGTAAGGGCTAAGCTAGCGGATGCGAATCACTATTTGATGCGAAACGATGCGTATCTATTTTTTAAAGGGAACGATTGGAAAAATGAGATGAAATTTACGATTCCCGGGACTGTGCAGGTCATCCCAGACGCCTATTTTATGCTCAATATGCGGAGGCATTTCCTCGAAGTCGACCATCTCCAGAGCATGGCGAAGAACAAGGAGAAGCTGGAAAAATATCGCAAGCTCAAGTCGTCGAATCTCCTACAAGAGCGTCTCCGATATTTTCCCGCACTCATCTGGGTCACCTTGACGGAGACGCGAAAAAAACAATTGGAAAATTGGTCAGAAGGATTAGAAACTAAAATATACTTATGGCAAGAAATCAAATAGGAGGAATGGAAAATGAACATTACAATGGGCGTTAAAGGTGGCGAAAGAGTCAGTCTGACTCAGGCAGAGGCCATCATCATGGAGAAGGTTAAGCTCGACCCCAAGCTAGGCAGAATCGCGGGACTACTCCCTCTAGGCATACTGGTCACTTCCATCCCACATCATGCGTTTGCCGCTCCTGAGGCGGTGCCTGTTATCGGGGGAGCTATCAAAGACAAAATCATCCACTCGTTTGACCCGTTGATTGACCTCATCCAAGCTCTAGCCTTCCCGATCGCTGGCGTCATGATCGCAGGGGGATGCCTGTTTATCATGGTAGGCAACCGTGAGCGTGGGATGCAGATGCTCCAAAATGCGGCAATAGGTTATATCCTTGTCCAACTGTCACCTTTAATGTTAGACTTGCTGGTAGGAATTGGGCAGTCTGTTTGAGTTCAAAATGGTTACTTTGAGATGAGCATGGAGACCCTTTCAAATCTCAAAGATATGACTTTGACTAGGTCAATTCTAGATCTGTGATGGTGAGGACGGCCTGCTTACCAGGGCTTCCTCTCCCTTGCGACACAGCCATCACGGTGATGGACTTAAACAGTTCCCTGACGAACATTTTCTTCTCGCGATCTTCGGCATGGCTCCAGAGATCGTTCAGCTCATTCAAAGTGTTAAGAATTTCCTTTTTATCAATCGACGGCTTCACGGTCTTAAGCTCAGATTCAATCTCAGCTTCCCGCTTGACATCTTCCGCGATACGGTCTTTATAATCCTGGAGAGAGATGGCATCGTCTGCATAGGCGATTTGCCATTTCTTTTTGCGTTTCCTTAAAGATTCAAGCTCACTTACAAGCTTATCTTTCTTCTGGCCATCGTCGGTGGTGACATTGAAATATTTCCGCATCTGCTCGGAGTCGTACTTGATCGACTCCAAAAACATCTCCTCGAGTCGAGTTGATTTGACGATGGGCTGTTTGCAGTCGTTATAATTTGCCCTGCGGACACATCTATAATACTTTGATTTATTGGCTGAGAACCCCACCATAGCAGACCCACATCTGGCACACTTGAGAATCCCAGAAAAAATGTGATCGGAGACGACCGTCTTGCCACCCTTGGAGCGGGACGCAATCTCATGATTGACCTTTTCAAACGTCTCCGCGGAGATTATCGGCTCGTGATCGGCCTCGGCCAGAATTTCCTTGCCGTCTATTTTTCCTCCAGAACGATGGTTCCATCTTAGCTTTCCAGTATAAATGGGATTCATTAGGGCGTACCTCACCGTCGAGTAGCTCCAGAGACGATCGGGATACTCTTGATTTATTTTTATGGCGATGCCGCGGAACCCTTCCAAACTTTGATACATGTCAAATATCTTGCGTATGACCTCAGCTTGGGACTCCACGACCACAAGCTTCCCGTCCCTCAACTCATACCCATAGGGAGCTTTGGCACCGTTCCTCATGCCTTTTAAGTGGCGCTCCATCATCACAAAATGAACCCTTTCGCTGATCTGCTCGCGCTCGAATTGGCCAAGGAGAACATTTAAGCCAACGTTAAAACGATTAAAGGCAGTCTCCTCGTTGGTGTTTTCTCCGATGGCACTTCTCAACTTGATTCCTTTGGTCAAGTCCTTGAGCTGATGCCAATCTTTACCTTGGCGTGTCCATCTGTCGAGCTTCCAAAAGGCAATAAAGTCTGGCTTAGTCTGGGGAAGCTCCTGTATTAACCTTTGCAGATCGGGGCGATTGAGATTCTTGGCAGAGTAGCCATCATCAATGTAGACCCCATCGCAAGTGGCTTCCCACTCCTTAAATTTGCGGTCTAGCATCGCTTTTTGGGCTTGGATAGAAAAGCCCTCTATGGCCTGTTCCTCATCAGATACTCGAATATATTGTATGCCTCGCATGTCGTCACCTGTTAGTTTTTGTCGTATCGTGTCGGTAAATGCACATTGCAAAAAAGAACGCATATTCGTATAATTAACCTACAAATTCAAAAAAAGGAAGTGAATTGATGGATAAAGAAATTTCTGAATTTATCATAGAGGCGAATGATGACGAAAAAAATAAATTTATCGACTTTTTACGTCAATTTGCAGAGGCGAACAAACTTATTGATTTGATTTCTGAAAGCGAATGAACTTTAGAATTTCTTTTTTTACATTTTCATCTAAGTTAAGTAGTTCCTGTAGGATCCTAGTTTCAAGCTCGCTTAATTTTTCCTGTTTACCCGTCAAAAGCCACTCAACAGAAACCTCATAAAGTTTAGCCAATTCAGCCAAAGTGTCCGTGTCTGGATCGCGGTATTCCGTCTCATACCCAGAGAGAGTAGGGATGGAAAATCCCATGATTCTACACACTTCTCGCTGTGTCATTTTCTTCTTTTGTCGAGCTTCTTTTAACCTGACTCCCAGACTCATTTTAATCACTCCTTCGACAATAATATCACTATTCACCAAACGCGAAAATAATATACGCTAAAAGCGACATAAAACTTATTGACAACGCGATTAGTGTACTATATAGTCATATTATAGTACGCATTAAGCGAACAGAAAGCGAGGTGTAAATATTGGTAGAAGTTTATCGAAAAATAGAGGAAGTGCGTAAGAGCAGAGGCGTTTCTAAGACTTTTATTGCTAAGAAGTGCAATAAAACTTTGCAATGGTATCACGGAATTTCAATAGGCAGAAGAACGCCAAACGTGAACACCATTCAAGAGATCGCGGCCGCTCTACACGTCAAACCAGCTATTTTTTTTGAAGAATAAGTACGCTTTAAGCGTATTGGAGGTGATGACCATCAAGATTGAGATTCCACCAGAAAAGCTGGCGGCAGCTATCCAGAAATGTTTTATGCAAACGGCCATCCGCATAGTTTTGGCAGAAAAGGAGGCGAAGAAATGACTAAAGGCCAGAAGAGGATCATCAACAAGATCGAGAAGCTCGAAGATTTGCTACTTGACGGCGAACTTAATTTACAAGAAAAAATCCGCATCAAAGGCATGATTCAAGGTTTGGAGCTAGCATTTCACATGGTGAAGGAGGTGACACATGAAGCCATTTAACAGTTTTTCAGTCTTGCCGATGAACAGCAAGGTGGAGGCGGAGGTTTGCCACACCAACACAGCTCACAGCCTCACCATCAACCTAAACAGTTTTGGCAACGAGTACGACGGCAACACAGCGGTGCATTTCCAGTTTAAGACACAGGCGGAGCTTAACAATCTTATCATCGCCATCAACGAAGCATTTGAGAAGGGGGTAAAACAATGAACTGTGCGGATGCAGATTTTGTCTACGGCGTGAAAAGTCACATCGAAGCTGAGTTGGACAAGCTTGCGAAGATGGAGCAGACATTGGCCATCATATGCAACGGTGATCTGCCTGACTCGGTCAGACAGGAACACGCGGACTATTGTGAGTTTCTTAAAAATTTCTACTTGGAGGTGTGAAATGCTTTTTGACAGCAGATTGGACAAGCTTGGCGAAGTGTTCGTTAACCTCGACCTAGCCCAGAAGCACGGCATCACTTTTACGCAGTATGTGGAGATAATCAGATCTGGACGCTGGAAGGAGGTGACGGAGATTGATGCGAGATGTGTTTAAGGCGATGGCACTTGGTGGACTGTTTGCAATTATCCTTAGCCTCGGTTTTCTGTATGGAATGTAAAAACCACCTGCGGGATCAGGTGGCGAAGAAAATATTTATCGCAATCATTTTATCACATTGGAGGCAGATTATGAAGCTGTATGAGTTATCGGAAATTTATAGCAAAGTTTTAGACCTGATCGAAGCAGGCGAGGAGCTGGGAGACACGTTAGAAGCCATCGAGGAAGCCATCGAGTTAAAGGTGGAGAACATCGCGAAAGTGATGAAAACCGTCGAGGGAGAGGCAGACATCATCCGTGAGGAAGAGAAGCGTCTGGCTGATCGGCGTCGGTCGTTAGAAGCGGAAGTAAGTCGCTTGAAGGCATTCGTTGAGAGCAACATGAAAGCGGCAGGGATTGACAAGGTCAAGGGTAGACTGTTCACGTTGGCGTTCCAGAAAAATCCCCCGAGCGTGGAAGTCATGGATGAATCA